CTGCGCACCGAGGTAGAGGAGTTGCCCGATCTGGGCGCCGAGGAATGTCGAGTTGTTCCGTCGCCAAACGAACTCGAGATACGGCGCGAAACTCGACACGCCGCCGACTACCTCGGTGATCTGGATCTCGATCTGGCGCACCACGTCCTGAAGCGGCTCGCCGGCCGCGTCGATCGGCGTGCCTCCAATGTCGACGGTGCTACCGGCGCCGTACTGGTTGTCGCCGCCGGCCTTCGTCTTGTTCGCGATGTCTGGCTTCGACAACACTCGCCAGGCGTCGACGAAGTTCGCGATCGTCCTGGCCGTGACCTCGGTGTACCCGACCTCGCCAGGCTGCCGCTGCGGGAATGTCGCAAGTTCGGTCTCCGAGTATTCCCATTCCACCGCCCAGAGATCGCGATGGCCGGCGACCAGCGAAAGCCGGTAGTCGCGAGCGCGAAGGTTCGGCGACTCCGGGAACTCCTCGCCGTAGTACGGCAGGCCGTTCGAGCCGAATAGGACGATGACGCTTCCGGGCGTGGCAAGCGACGTCGCATCGTCGAATACGTGGAACTGCCGGCGAGCGGTCAGCTTGCCGCCGATGCGGGAAACGTCGCGGCTTTCGAGCCTCTCGTGGACCTTCACGCTCACGCTATGACTCCCGATTGGGATCGCATCATGGACAGGATGGAGGCGACGTTACCGGAAATCGTCTGCTGTAGTTGCGTCTGCTGCTGCTGCATGGCCGCCGCCGCTCCTCGCGTCGCGACGCGGAAAGTGTTCCCGATGCTGGTCGTCAGGGTGTCGACCAGCGATCCGACCGCACCGCCTGCTTGCGCTTTCGCGGAGTCCTGAGCCGCCCGAGCCGCTTCGATCTTCTGCCGGCCCTGCTCGATCGCGAGCGCTTCCTTTGCCCGGATCATGTCGCGAGCCGCAGCATCGGCGCCCTTGCCGTCGAGTTCAAGAGCCTCGCGCCTGATCTTGGCGAGTTCCCTTTGCATCTCCAGTTCGGCTTTCCGTACCGGATCGGTTTCCTTCAGGATCGCGAGTTGCCGTTCGAGATCCCGCGTCTCGGCCTGGAACCTCGACTTGGATTCCATCGCCGCGACTTCCTCGGCCATCGCGCGCGCAGCCGCCTGCGTCCCGGTAAACACCTCGTTGAGAGCGATGCCGAGTTGGACCATGCTTCCGCCGACCGCTCCGAACTTCGAGCCGGTCATCATCAAGGATTGGCCGATGGCCTCGGTCCTCGATATGACATTCGCGCCTTCGCGGTTGAACTCCTGAAGCGCAAAGGTCATCGCGCCTGCGGCCTTCGTGAATCCCTGCGCCTGCTTCGCGAACCGGTTTCCGAGGTCGGCCTTATCGACGGATTGCGCCATCGTCGCCGTGGTCTGGCCGACGATCCGCTCGCCTTCCTTCATGCCGGTCGTAAGCGCCTTGATGTCGGCGAGGACCTGGACTGTGATTGACGGGTTCTCAGCCAAGCATGCGCCTCATCTCACGATCGACCGCGGCCCGGCCGCTGTCGCCGTGCTCGGACTGGATCATATCGGAGACGCTTTCCACGACCGCCGCGAACACGTCGATCGGCAGGTCGAGCGGGTTCCCGAAACCCGGCGCGTACCGTGCCACGAAGGAGGCCGTACCGATCCAGTCCGTGCGGCTCAGGCCGTCGCCGCCGGACCCTGTGCGTTTCCCTCGTCGGATCTCTCGTAGCCGCAAAGTTTCTGGGCACGCTCGACGATCTCCGCCGGCGTGAGCCTGGCGAGGATCTCATCTGGGTTCTGCTTGGCACGGAATGCCGCTCGACGGATGACGTCGGACGCAACGTCGAGACGCATGGTCGCGATGAGGAGCACGAGCGCCGTACCCTTGCGGAGCGACTGCTCCCGAAGCGCGGCAAGCCTCTGCTCGGCCGATGCGCCTGCGACCTCGAGGTCCGCAAGGAGCGCCTTCCGTTCGTCGTCCCAGGCGGCTTCGCCAATCTCCATCATGTCCGCAACGGTCAATAGCGGCGCCCGGAATCCGGACACGATCTCTACGGTCTTCACTTGACGAGCCTCCCTCGGTTCTCTGCGTGCATCTCTTCCACCGAACCGAAGGCGTGCACGCGACGCCTCAGCCGGATGTCCACGACCTTGCGGGTCTTGTTCCGCCAGCCGATGACCCGCCTTGCCTTCTCGATCGCCTGGTCTTCGGTGAGGTGCGGCGAGATCCCGAGCCGGCTCTTCGTCCCGTCGCTGAACGTGATGTCAGCGATCCAGTCGTCCGGCGTGAGTACGGTCGTCGGCCAGAGCCTCAAGGCGTCTCGTCCCAGGTCTCGGTCGGGATCGTGCCGTTGGCGATCGAGAAGTTGAACGATACGGCTGCGTCGCCGGTCTTGGTGCTCGTGATCGCGATGTCCGAGATGACAGCGGTTAGCGAGTACGAGCACGCGTTCTGCCCGGTGATGTTCGTGTTTTGCGCTCTTGCGATGAGCACGACCGCCGCTCCGTCCTCGGCCATGTCGGCGACGCCTGGCGAAGTGTTCGCCGCGTCGAACTCAAGGAACCCGCCGGCCGAGCCGGAGACGTCCCAGATGCCGAGTTGGCGACGACGACCGGTGTCGCCATAGCCGGTGATATCCGAGACGTTGCGAGCGAAGGTGGCGTTCCACGTGTTGAACTGCGCGCCGTGCGCGTTCGGGAACGTGATCGACCCGTCGTTTCCGGTGAGGTAACTAGGCATGGTTCAGGTCTCGTCCCAGGTCTCGGTCGGTGCAGCACCGCCGGCAAGCTGGAAGTTGAAGGAGACCGCAGCGTCTCCCGTCTTGGCGTTGCTCATCGCGATCTCCGAGATGATCGCTCCGAAAGAGAGCGTGCAGGAACTTGCAGCGGTTCCCGATCCTTTGGCGTGCAGGAACACGGTGATCCCGGTCGAGGACCAGTCGGTGGTATTCGCACCCGGACCGGCACCGTCCGCGACCATGAACCCGCCGGCCGAGCCGGAGACGTCATAGACGCCGAGACGGCGGCGACGGGCGCCGTCGCCGAAGCCGGAGATGTCCGAGACGTTCCGACTAAACGTCGCATTCCACGTATTAAACTGTGCGTTATGGTTGGTCGCGGTGCCGAGCGCGACGCCGCCATCGTTTCCGGTCAGGTAAGAGAGTGGCATGGGTGTCCCGTTTAGGTCTTGATGGCCTGAATCCTGAACCGCGAATCCGTCCGGATCGCGTCGTCGTCCATCGTTGTCACGCCTCGCGACTCGGCACGAATGACGACCCGATCATATCCGGTTGCCGTCAGCGGATTGTTGTCGAGCAGGGTATGCAACTTGTCGGCTGCACCGACAGCGACCGCCACTCCGGACGAGTGTGGGTGGTACTGCGTGAACTCGATGACGATCGACTCGCGGTCGGACCCGAACGTCTGGGTGATCGCATGGTCGACAATGCCATAGACGCAGAGCGGAAGCGCGACGTTCGCCGGTGCCTCGTTGACGTAGACGCGACCGCCGAATCCCTGAAACCACGAGGTAGACGCCGACGAGGTGATCGCGGCCGCGAGCGTGTCGAGGATCGGCTTCATGGCTTCATGCTCGGGAATGCCTTCTTGATCGCTCTTGCTACATAGGCCGTCATGACTTTTTGCGCTCTCGGCCGAACGATCGCGACAGACGGACGCAGATAAGGACGAGCGCCGACAGAGCCGTAGCCGTATTCAAGCCGTCTTGCATACCTGATCCGACTCCCGATCGACCACGAGAGTCGGCTTCCGGCGAGTCTCTTGCGAGGCTGTCCGACCTGCCAAGAGTTTCGAAGCGCTCCGCGCTGCACGGCCGGAGGTCGGCCTGGTGCGCTGCTCTGATATCGGAGACCGGGATGAAACTTTCCCGTACCGGCTTTGGAAAGCATCTTCCTGATCTCGATCTGCAACTCAAGCAGCAGCCTCAGCGCTCCATCTTCCGCTCCCGCTGCTATCGCTCGTGCAAGTCTCTCGGCTGGAAAGTTGCTAGGCACGCGGATAATCCTCCTCAAGCGAGCAGATCTTGTGGCACATCGGATCGCTCGTCAGCCGGTCGTTCGGGATGCGAACCGCATCGACCCGGTAGGTACGCGTCTCGGTCGCGACCGAGACCGTCAGGAGGTCTTCAGGCTGCACGTCCACCGCACCCAGGCAGTAGAGGGTCGCCGGGTTGCGGAGGTTCTCGCGGCCGTAGCGGAGCCCTACGGCACCGCCGCCGACCTGCAGATACCCAGTGATCGCAGCCGTGGTCGTCCCGGCCGTCGTGCTCTGCGCGGCACCGCCGCTTACGTCGCGAATCCAGACCGGCCGCTGTCTCGCGAGCGTGCGGCCATACGACGAGATGAGCGCGTCGATGCTCACCGGATGCGGTTCCTCGAACCGAGCCGGGACCGGATGAGATCGAGCGTAGCCGTAGCCGAGCCGAGGCTGTACGAGTAGTCGCCGAGACTCTCCGACTGGACGCCGCGATCACGCTTGCGATCCCGGTACATCTGTCCCGCGGCTTCGAGACAGACCTGCTCGATGTCGTAAGGGATCGTTTCGTAGCCGCCGACGTAGTGAAGCAGCACGTTCCTACGGCCTTGCTCGAACGACTGCATCCAATGGTCGCTCGGCCACGAGTCCGAGATGAGGCTGACCATGCCGCCGGTGTACCCGATCCGGGTGTCGAGCGTAACGTCCCATGCGGCCGTGAGGTACGCGGTCGTCTGGAACACGTTGAACCCACCGGTCGGGTGCAGCAACTGGACCGGCCCGTTGAACTGGTTCGTAGCCGTGTAGCCAGTAGTCGCGTTGATCGCGGTCGCCATCGCCGCAATCGTCTTGTTCGAGCCGAACGAGAGCGAGGTCTGGTGCTTTTGGCCGGAACTGTCCAG